TCCAGTATACCCCTCAGTGTTCCCCTTTACAGAAAAACCTCATTACCATCGGATTTCTGCCCTAGGAAATTGTTGTAGAATGGCCGGTACGAAACCAATACGTTAAGTCCCAAACACCGGAGGGGAGGCCAAATGTGCTCCAGCTAGATATCCGGAACTACCCGGCTCAACCAGTGCCGGTGCTCAATCTTCCGCAACCGGCGGAAGGGCCGATTGCCATCCCGGTTTTGGTCGATTTGACGGGCGATACCGCCGCCGCTTTGGATCTCTCCGAATACATCGAAAACACGCAGATTTTCGGCCAGCTTCAAGGCGTGTACATCGATTGCTCGAATACCCCAAACGGCATTGTGGTTTTGATCGCCAACAACAATTTCCGGATCGTGGCCAACGGGCACACGCAGGGGTTCTATCAAGTGCTCGGGCCGCGTCCTACCAAACTCTTTTTTCAGCGCGTGCAAGCCGGTCCACCTTCGGGGCCGGTATCCGTGTTCCTCCTCAACTTCCCGGTGCAACCGGGGCAATGGACGGCAACGCTTTGAACATTGACGCATCGACGCTTCCCGTGTATCCGCTAGTTTGTGATGAGCGGGCCGGTGCGCGTGCGTTGAAATGTCACCTCGACTTCAGTAAAAACCAAAGCTACGTTTTAAACCTCGGGTACGCCACGGCGCAAAATTTGTTCCGCACCGTGCGCTCGATCTATCTCGACAATTCGACCAATGCGGCTGAGGTGGTCATCACGGCAGACACCGGGTATAGGATCACCGCCCCGGCCAACTCTCAAGGCATTTATGGCGTGGTTGTAGGATCGCCGTTCAACCTGACGTTTGCGTCAACCGGCGGCGTGGTTGTGGATGCGTGGTTGTACAACTACTGCGTGGAACCTTCCGTATGGATACTTGGCAACGCACCGGGGCAAATCGTGATCTCGGTTCCTAATTTTGGGGCGATTGGCGACGGCGTGGCCGATGACACTTCCGCCATTCAATCCGCAATCGCCGCCGCCGCCGCCGCCGGGGGCGGCACGGTTTATTTTCCGCCGGGAAAGTATAAGATCACCTCCGCGTTGCTGGTTGATGGCTTGACGCCTTTGACATTGCGCGGGGCCGGGTACGATCCTCAACCGTCAACCGCCGGAACGATTATTGCCAACGCGGGAACCGGCGATGCAATCGCCGTGAATCCGGCTCACGCACCGGCACTTGACACGGAGATCGTGTTTGCAGATTTCCGCTTGGATGGCACGGCGGCGAGCGGCAACGGTGTTTCCGTTTATCAACACAACGGCGTGCGGCTCGACAACGTATGGATCGATGGCCACGGCGCAAACGGCGTGTACGCGGAAATGGTTGCGCGGCTCCTGGCGGTGCATACCGCCTTAGTGGGGAACAGCCAATCGGGCATGTACGCGCACAGCTGCTCTTACGTGATTGCGCTCGATTCACTCTCAATCGGCAACTCGCAAAGCGGAAGCGGCTATGCCAACCTCTGGTTTGATGTTTGTTCTCACGTCATCGTCGAGGCAAGCCGCGTTGCGAATTCGCTCGATGCGGGTGTTGTGTTTAGTGCTTGCACGCAAGTCGCTTTTTTCTCGGGCCGGATCGATGCGGGGGCCGGTGATGGCTTGCGCGTTGTCGCAACCAACGGGTACGTGATCGAGTCAATCGAGTTCACCGACTGCATCATGCGCGTTCAGACCTCGCAGAACGGGCGCGTTGGCACCAACAGCTGGATTCCGGCCACGGCGGGAAAAACTACCGGGTGGAATTTCGATTCCGGGCAACGGTGTCTGTTTGAGATGCAGAACATAATGAGCGGCCCCGGCACGGTGCAGAAAGGATACGGGGCCGGTATGACCAACCTTGACGGTCAAATCGGCATTGGTAAAATACCCGCTTTCCCGCTCGATGTTGGCGTGGCCGGATCGCCGCCGCAAATCGCCGCGCAATTTTGTGCGCTCGATGGCACGGCCAATTCTGAGGTGCGCGTAATTTTCAACGAAGGATCGTTGTGGTTTCAGGGAATCGGGGCCGGGTACAACGGGGGGCAACCGTTCCTGGCGTTTGCGTGCGGATCAAGCGCGAACTCTTGGACCGAACGGATGCGGATCGCCGCCAATGGCAACGTGGCCGTGGGCAACGCAAACCCGCAATTCAAGCTCGATGTGTCGGGCGATATCAACACCTCCGGTGCGCTCCGTGTGAACGGTACGCCGATAGCTCTTGGCAGTCCACAAACGCCGTGGGCAACCGATATCGACGGGGCAACGCACACGCTTTCTAACATGGTGCTCCGCATTCAGGGATCGCTGAACCGGAGCACTATCTATTACCAAGGCGACGGCTCCGCCATGCGGGCAGGGTTGCAGGTTTGCGGCCTTGGCGATCAATCGCCCACGTCTCCCGTGATTCTGACGCCAACTGACAACGGCGGCACGCCGCGCAACGGCGGCATCCAGCTTGGCGGAATGGGCAGTTTCAATAGCAACGCCGTGAACTTAGTTGTGAGTGGAAATTTCGGGGCCGGGGTTGTCAACCCGGTATACCCGGTTGATGTTTCGGGTGATCTAAATATCAGCGGGGCGTACAGGATTCAAGGCACGCCGTTGCTCGGCGGCTCCTGGCGGAGCAATGCGGGGGCGGGCGGTGCGACTCTGATCTCACCGGCCAGAGCGTTGGGTGTGAGTTATCAGAACAACACGGGCCGGTTGCTCTATGTTTGTGTAACGGCGCAGACCAATCCCGGTAATCAGAATTTGAGTGCATTTGCGGCGTCATCTTCGGGGGGCGTGAGCGGAAATCTTATCGGGAGTCAGTATCAGGCAACGACGAATGGGCTAACCGCTATTACGTTCATGGTTCCAGCCAACTTTTTCTATATGGTCAGTTGGAGCGGTGGAACCACGACGTTGAATCAATGGAACGAATGGTATTGAGACATGGGCGACAACAACGGCGGAGTCAAATTAAGCGGCGTTGAAATGATGCTCCGCACGGTGCTTCGGGCACTGGGAATCGATCCGGCGGAAACAATGGCGGCGATTGAACGCTTCAGAACGGCGTTGCCGGAATTCGCAAACCGGGCCGATGAAAGGCTCAAGTCGATAGACGAGAGACTGGCCGCAATCGAGAGTCGGTTAAAAGAGGAGCAACTCACCAATGCCAGATGAGCCACAACCGGCCCCGGCCCCGGCCCCGGATCAAATCGCGGAGCAACTCGACGAGACAGACGAAGTACTCGAAGCTCTGCACAACGAAGGCGTGTTAGACGAGCAACGGCACGGGGAACTCTTGGAGGTAATGAGAGAATGCCGCGAACAGCTAAGGCAACTCCTGAACCGGGAACAAACGGAAAGCCCGATGTTGGTAACGCTCCAAACGCAGATGGCGGAACTGCAAACGCGAATGGAAGCGGAGCTAACGGGACTCCGGACTCAACTCGAAACGCAACGGGCGATCTCGGAAGCACCATCGAGCCAACCACAATCCGAATCGACACCACGGACGGAATCCGGCTCACCAAAGCCGGAAAAATCGACGGGCGAACTAGAGCCGGGGGCGCTCGCGGAAGAATCCCCGGCGGAATCACCGCCGCCGCCGCCCAAAAAGAGAGTGCGGAAAATCTAGCCCAACGATTCAGCCTTGAAGAGTTGCTGATCTCGGTTCACGCAATGGGCGCGGCGATTCTGAGCGTGCCTGAATGGGAAATCAATCAGGAGGAGGGAAAGAAATACTCCGACGCAGTGAAAGAAGTTTTGAAGTATAGCAAGCTGAGTTTCGATCCGAAAAAAGTTGCATACGTGAATCTCGCCGTGGTTGCAGGGACGATTTACGGGACGCGGATCGTGGCAATCGCGGGGCGGCGGCGGATCGAGCGGGCGGAACGGAACGCCGCAAAGCCGGTTGCGATTGACTCGCGGAGCACGCAGGAACCGGCGAAACAAAAGGCCAACGGGGCGGCGGCGAAACTGCCCACCTATCCGACTCCATCCGATCTATTCCCCGAATCCGCAGAGGTGCGGGGGCCGATTTGGTAGAGGTATGAGTGCGACTCCCAAACGACACGCAGAGGATCGTGGTAATCGGCGTTACCGGCTCCGGAAAAACGCAAGCGGCGTTGTGGCAGTTGTCAATCCGCCGCTTCGATCTGATGCCGTGGTTGGTTGTGAATTACAAACACGACGAACTGATCGATGGAATCCCGCACGTCAGGCATATCGACTTAGACGAACTGCCGGTTGCTCCTGGCGTGTACGTGGTACATCCGGGGCCGGGGCAGGAGCCGGAACTGGAGCGGCTGTTGTGGGCGGTTTGGGAACGCGGACACGTTGGGTTGTACGTTGACGAAGGCTATATGTTAGGACACCGCAACGAGGCATTCCGGGCGATCCTGACGCAGGGGCGGAGTAAGCACATTCCGGCGATCACGCTCACTCAACGGCCAGCTTGGATTGATACCTTCGTTTTCAGCGAGGCCGATTTTATTCAAGTTTTCAAACTCCGCCATGATCGAGACAGAGTAAGGGTTGCGGAATTCTCGCCAATCGATCTAGACAAGCCGCTTCCGCCGTATTACAGCTATTACTTCGACGCAACCGCCAATTCCGGGGCGGGGGATCTTGTTATCCTCCGCCCCGTTCCTAGCATCCAAACGATTCATCAAACCTTTGCGCGGCGGCTTGCCAACCGCCGGGTAGCGGTCTGAGGAGGTGCAGATGAGCGACGATAAGCAACCGCCGAAGGCTCCAGAAAAAGAGCCTTGGCAATTACAACCAATCGAAAGAATCGAATCTCTTGAGGCACGCATGGCCGCTGTGGAGGAACGGCTCGACGCCGTGATGCCACGGGGCGGAAAAGAAAAAGAGGTGAGGAGGTAATTCGTGGCGGAGCCAATAGTCATCACTTGGAGTCCGGCGAATTGGATCACCGTTGTGTTGATGGTAGCTCTCGCGTTTTTCATCGTGGGGGCCGTTAGTAAGGCCATTCAGCAACGCACGGCGGCGTGATATGGAAATCATCAATTGGAAGATCGCCGCGCATCCGATCAATTGGGTGATTTTGTTCCTTATGGCTTTTATCGCCATGATTGCGATCACCCTGGTGCTCGACTCATTCAGCGGGCCGGTTGCGGCATAACGCCGCCGCCGTACCAGGACATTAACCTAACTCTGCGGGAGTGCAACCGCATGTAACCGGGAGAAAACAGACGTATGGCTCAAGCACAGCAAGACGCGCAGAACGCCGCACAGGTTAATGCTATTGCGCGGGCGGCGATCAAAGCGCGGTCAGTTAAAATGACGCAACAGATTTACAATCAATCCAACCTGCAAAATCAACCGGCTGTCACGGTTCCGCCCCGCAACGTGGGTTTGATTTTGGGCTTTTGGGTGAAAGTCGTTCACTCGATCAGCAACGGTTCCACGGTCCAAATCAACTTGACCGACTTCGGTCCTGCAAACGCTTTGGCAAACATTCAGCTTCAAGACCTCAGCAACAATACGAGAATCAACACGCCGGGTTGGCATTTACATTTCATCAATACGGCAAAGAACCGGATGCCTTTCGGCACCGCTCATCCGGCGACAACCGGCATTGACTCGCCCATTAAATACGGCTCCAACGGAACCGGCCAGATTTCGGCCCCGGCGAATATCGCCGCATCCGGCACGGGAACCGTCACCATGTGGTATTGGGTTCCGTGTGCCTACTCGCAGGATGACTTGCGCGGGTGCATTTACGCGAACGTGGTGAACGCAACCATGCAGCTGATCCTCGGGTTGCCCGGAACGTCCGGTGTGAGCACCGCCGTTGCAACCGGCACAGACTCGACTCTCGCCATGTTTGTCGGCAACGCCGCCGGTAGCGTGGCGGCGGTCACGATCACCAACACGGCGATTACCGTGTATCAGGTTTACTATGACCAACTGCCCTATGGCCAAAACGGATTGCTTCTGCCGGTGACCGATTTGGCCACGGTGTACGAGTTAAAGCAAACCACGCAAACCGGAGTGACGAGCGGTCAGGACTTCCCGTATCAATACGCCAACTTCAGGGACTTTTTGAGTACCACGGCGGTATACGTCAACACGGCGGCGACGGGGGCCAGGACCGGCGGGACGGATCTCAATTTTTGGGCGCTGCAAAGCGCGAATTTTACGAACGTTTGGAAGCGAGAGCCGGGTTTGATCTATCTCGAGAATCGCTCGATCATCAACACCGACTATCCTCCTGGCGTGCATTATTTCGAGTCTCGCCAGCGTCCGATCAGCACAACGCAATACGGAAACATGCAGTTGGTCTTGAATGCGATCACTGCCGGGGCCGGGGCTTACGAGCTAATCGGTGTCGAAGATTTCGCGTTGGTACAGACCTTAAGCATGGCCGGATCGTTGGCCGCGAACTAGTCAACTTACAGCGAGGGGGCGGCGGGGCGACTCGCCGCCCATGTAACAGGGGGTTTTATGAACGGAAACGATGGAACGACTCAGTGCCGGTTGTGCTCCGGTTTTCATGCGCTCGTCAACTCCATGATGAATTGGTTCCGCACGCCGTTTATCGCGGGCGGATCACCGGCCAACTGGTTCCTCTGGGTGCTCGTCTTGATCGTTGCCGTTTGGTTCTGGCAGAGAACACTTTTGTATATCAAAGAGGAGGTTTGAAAGATGCCCACTTGGACGCATTGCCTGATCTGGTTGATTGTCGGAATCATCATTGCCTATTACTGGCCGGTGATTGGCGATCAGACGGTAGGCCGGTTGGTTCCGAAAAACGTACTACAGTGAACTCGCAAAACGCAATCACCGCCGCCGCGTTGGTCCTGGCGTTTCTGATTTTCATCACCGTGCGCGGGGAATTGCCCGCGTATTTCGGTGTGCTGGGGTTAGGCTCGAAAGCGGTCACGCCAAAGCCCGATCAAACGGGTTTCGGTTTCACCTCCAGCTATGGCTCGATCTCAACCGGCACGGTAACGTTCCCAACCGGCGGCGGCTCCGTGACGATTGGCGGTCCTGGCGGCTCCGTGTCGATTCCGATTGGCGGTTGACGTTATGACGTTTGCGCTACTTGCGATTGGCGTGATCCTCATCACCGTTGCGGTGCGCGGCACGCAGGACGATTTTGTCACGTTGCTCAAAGGTGATTTCAGCGGGCCGGGTAATTTTTGGTGGTGGATCGCCGCGTTGCTCATCATTGGCGCAATCGGGTATGTGGAAAAGCTCAAACCGCTATCGGATGGTTTGCTCCTGGTGATCCTCCTGGCGTTGGTCCTGACTCGCGGATCGCCATCTTATCCGGGCGGCGGTGTGTTCCAGCAACTCACTACGGCGATGCAAGCTCTCAACTCTCAACCGGCGGCAACAACACCGGCAACACCAACAACACCAACGGGAAGGTAACGAAATGTCAGATAACTTGATTACTAGCGTTGTGACGGTTTTAACGGCGATCATTGGCGTGGCGGTGATTGCGGTGCTCGTGTCTCAACGGGCGCAAACGAGTGCGGTGCTCCGGGCCGGGGGCGGTGCATTCTCAAGTATCCTCGGTTCCGCATTGAGTCCTGTTACGGGGGGCACGTTCACGTTCCCCGGCGGCGTCAGTGTCTCGGGGAATTGAGCGATGGAAGCACACGTACACGATCACCTGATGCCGGGGGCCGTGGCGGTGCTCCTGGGGATTGCGGGGGTTGCGGCGTTGGCCGTGATCCTTTCGCCGAAAGCCGGGACGCCGGGTGTGCTCGGGGCGGCTGGATCGAGCATCGGGCAAATGCTCTGCGTGGCGTTGAGTCCGATAACCGGCGGATCGTGCGGCGGCACGGTCAATACGCCGCCGGTCCCGTGCGTTCCGGGCGCGGGCGGGCGATTCTTGCCAACGGGCGGCTGTTAAACCGGGTGTCTTGACATAACTCTGTTGTGTCAACTGTCAAGAGGTGGACTCATGGGATGGTTCAAGAAAAAGGCGCAAGCACAGCAGCATTTCGGCACATTCGGCACGGGCTACCGTGATTTGCCAACCCCCGGAATTTCCTTCGACGAAATGGCGGCGGCGATCTCGTCTCAACCTTCGATTTACATGTACCGGGAAGCGGACGTGTTTAGCCCCGGCACGCAAAACTGGCCGTTGCAGGTTCCGCATGACACGCCACTCGCAACCATGTGGGGCCACGGGTTCCTGACGCAACGGGGCAATACGTGGCCGGTTGAGCAACCGCCGCAAATTTATGTTCCGCTCATCAGTGTTCCGCAAAGCGCCCTCAACGGAATCATCGTTGCGGGGTTGCAGATCGAGC